CTATGCAATTTTTAAAGAATTTCAAACTACTGAGACAATTAGCCCTCGTTGGGTAACATTATGAGCGATAACGTAAGATTAGTAAATCTATCAAATTACACAAGTCCTGTAATTACAGAGCAAAAGAATAAAGAATGGGTAGAATATGGTAGTGATAACAATTACTATCAATATTTAATTGACCTATTTTATGGAAGCCCGACAAACAATGCTGCAATCAATGGAATTGCAAAAATGATTTATGGGCGTGGTTTAGAAGTTGTAAAAGCCGATAGACATTTAGAAGGTTATTTGAACTTAAAAACATTGTTCAGTGATCCGAATGTTTTGCGCAATGCTGCACTTGATTTAAAAACATTAGGTGAATGTGCTATTCAATTTGTAAAGAGTAAGGATAAGAAAAAATATGTAAAAGCCAATCATTGGGGTATTCAAACTTTACGCCCTGAAAAATGTAATGAAAACGGGGAGATTGAAGGTTGGTACTATTGTGCAAATTGGGCTGAGTTAAAACGAGGACAAAAGCCAAAAAGATTTGCGTCTTTTGGATTTGATGAAAGTGATACCGAGTGTATAATGGTAATTAAACCGTATGCAATAGGTTCTTATTATTTTTCCCCTCCTGATTGGCAAGGCGGAACACAATGGGCTGAGATTGAGTGTGAAATTGGCAACTACCATTTGAACAATATCAAAAATGGAATGGCACCTTCAATGTTAATTAACTTTAACAACGGGGAACCAGCAGCCGAGGTAAAAGATCAAATTGAAGCGGCTATCAAAGCAAAATTCACGGGATCCTCAAACACGGGGAAATTCATTTTAGCGTTCAATGCAAATGCCGAAAGTAAAGCGGATATAACACCCGTTCAATTAAGCGATGCACATTCACAATATGAATTTTTAAGCCGTGAATCTATGCAAAAGATTATGTTAGCGCATAGGGTAACATCACCAATGTTATTGGGAATTAAAGACAATTCAGGGCTTGGGAATAATGCTGAGGAAATCGAAAAGGCTTCAATTCTATTTGATAACACTGTGATACGTCCTTTTCAGGATTTATTGTTAGATGGGGTTAAGCGTGTAATGAATGCGAACGGCTATAACTTAGATGTTTATTTCAAGACTTTACAGCCTTTAGAGTTTATTGATTTAAGTGGTAAAAATGTAGACGAAACAATTGCAGAAAAGGCGTTGGGGTTTAGTGCTGTTAAAATGGCTAAAAACCCCGTGACAGATATGACCGATACCGATGAACAAGAATGGTTAGACTATCTAAAAGGCAAAGGAGAAACATTGTCAGACGATTGGGAACTTATCGACGAAAGCCCGGTAATAGATGCCGATAACGAAGTGAACATGAGTAAGTTTGAGTTTTTCAAAAGATTTGCAGAACCAAACGAAAAAAGCAAAGATGATAAGGGTATTTATTTAATGCGCTATCGTTATGCCCCTATGCAAGTAGGCTCAAATAGTCGTATTTTTTGCCGTGATATGGTTGCAAATGCGAAATTAGGCGTTGTGTATAGACGTGAGGATATTGTGGCTATGGGTGAAGATGGTATTAACGGACAATTTGCACCAAGTGGGAAATCAAATTATTCAATTTGGAGATTTAAAGGCGGGGTTAATTGCCATCACCAATGGTACCGATTGACATATAGACGTAAACAAATAAACGGTAAAATTATTCCTTTAACTGAAAGTGAAAAATCTACACAGCAAAGGGATATTGAAGATAATTATAAAAGAGTTAGTTCACAAAGTGCCGATGCTTTGGGCGTTCCGTTTAGCCCACCAGATTGGACAGAAGCCAGTACAAAAACAATTGATTTACCAAACAAAGGGAGTTTAAAAAATAAATAATTATGTACGCAAACGACGATGTATTATTAATCGATAAGGACACAATTTTCAAATATACTCAGTTACAGGGAAATTTTGATATTGATAAATTAACCCCTTTTGTAAAGATTGCCCAAGATATTGAGGTGCAGGGTATTTTGGGAACGGTGCTTTATCGTAAGGTATTAACCGATGTTCAAAACGATACTTTAACGGGTAATTATTTGGCACTCGTTGAAAAGTATATACAACCGATGCTAATTCATTACGGCATGGCTGATTTAATGCAATTTCACGGTTACGAAATTTCCAATGCTGGCATTGTTAGAAATACGCCTGAGAATACACAACTTCCTGAAAAAGACGAAATTGATACCATTGTTAAAAGACAAAGAGACATTGCCGAGGATTATAGAATCAGGGCGGTATCTTATTTGAGTTATTACGTTGGTTTATTCCCTGAGTATACGGCAAACCAATTTGACGGTCAATATCCTGATTCAAACCCTATCAATTACGCTTCATGGAATCTGTAAAAAAAGTTTATAAACCGAAAGCCGAAAAGGTCGAAAAGTTAAAAGAACTTTACACCCAACTATCGGCAAATGCACCAAAATCAATTGTGTTTGGTAAAAAGGTTGTTAAGTGTTTATTGATCGTTTTTTTATTCACTGGTTGTTCAGCTCAATACCATTTAAAACAAGCATTAAAAAAGGATTCAACAATTATTACAACTAAGGTATTAAAGCACATTGATACGCTTGTTATACGTGAATCTTACAGCATTACAGACACTTTTACAACAAGGGTGTTAGATACAATCATTATTGAAGACGAAGGCGTTAAAACGGTTGTATATAGAAACCACGATATTATAAGAGTTAAGACAATTGTAAAGGGCGATACAATCAAAGTTCGACAAACAATTTATAAACCTATAGTGAAGGTTAAAGAATGTCAACACAATTGGCTACTTTACGTTATTTGTTCAATAGGCTTTATTTCGGCTTTGTTAATTGTGCTAAAAAAATGAGTTTTATAACACCTTCAAGAAGTTCGCCAAAAAACGGGGGTATTCGTTCGTGTTTATGCCCGAACGGTACTTATTCACGAAAGTGCTGTGATGGTAGTTTGCAAGCGCAAGGAATAGGAAGCATTACAAGAAACGATGAACAACCGACAACCTTAATACCATGGTTTTGGGGTGTTGCGGACAATGCTTTAACCGTTGGTGAAATTGTCAATCTTATACAAATTGGGAATTGCAATATTGTGAATCAATACGCAAATACTGATTTAGAAATTGTATGGAATGCAAATGGAAAATTTTTGTGGGTTGCCTATCAATCAATATACCCTAACAAATCACATTGGTTTAATACAATGCTAAACCAAGGTAATATTGGCGGTTTAACAAATTTATTTGGAGATGCTTTTTTTGGTACGGCTGTAACGCCTTTGTGGGCTACTGAATTTAAAATATATCAATCTAATTACGCAACAAGGACAAGCGGTTCAATGGTTTTATCATGAGTATAATTTTAAATGACAATTTAGATACCCAATTTAATAAGCCATTAGACACTCGTTTTGGTCCTTATACAGACGTTGCAACGGCTTTGACGCAAGTACCAGCATTTAGGCGTTATATTGGTTTAACAATTGGCATTGGTTCAAATCCAGTTATTGAATATTGGTTTAACGATGGAATTTTAGACGCTGACTTTGTAATTAAAACGGTTGATTCAGTTGTTGAATGGGGCGAAATTGAAGGCACTTTGTCAAACCAAACTGATTTGCAAAATGCTTTAAATTCAAAACAAGATAGTTTGGGGTTTACCCCTGAAAACGTATCGAATAAGTCAACTACTTTAGACGCTGACAAATTAAGTAATACAAAATACCCAAGTGTTAAAAGTGTGTATGATTGGGCGATTGGGCTATTTGCAACAATTACTCAATTAGGTACTAAACAAGATACCCTTGTTTCAGGCACTAACATCAAGACTATTAACTCAAATACTTTATTAGGTAGTGGAGATGTTGTAATTGATAAAACGAGTATAGGGCTTGGTAACGTCGCAAATGTAGACACTACCAACGCTTCAAATATTTCAAGTGGTACTTTGGGTGATGCAAGACTTTCAACAAACGTTACAACGCAAGGGAACACCTTTAACGCTGCTAACAAATTAGTTCAGTTAGATGGTACTGCAAAATTACCCGCAGTTGACGGCTCACAATTGACGAACTTACCAAGTTTCACACCACCTAATGGACTTTTAAAAATTGCATCGGCAATCTCAACTACATTCCAAGTCGTTAAAGATTATTTAGACAATGCAAGTGTATTGTTTTTAAATAGTCGCAGAATAGGAATAGGCAAAGATACAAGCGTTACAACTCAAAGCGTTGCAGTTGTTGAGGTTCAAGATACCAACACAAGTATAGTATTAAAACCAAACGGAACGGGTGGGATTATTGCAAGTGTGCCCGACGGAACGGCTACGGGTGGGAATGCTAGGGGGGCAAATGCGGTTGATTTGCAGACTTCAAGAGGTGCAGCAACAAACGTTGCAAGTGGTTTAAATTCGGCTATTGGTGGCGGATTATCAAACACAGCATCATCAAACTATAGCACCATCTCAGGCGGTCAATCTAACACAGCATCAACCAACACTCATGCTACTGTTGTGGGGGGTCAGAGTAATACGGCAAGTGGGGCTGGGGCTATTGCTGGGGGTTTAAGTTGTATTTCAAGTGGGGGAAATGGAAGTGTTGCTTTAGGTAATGGTTCACAAGCAACAAATGCGTATGCACTAGCATTTGGATATCAAGCAATTGCATCAGGTGCTCATAGTTTGGCAGCAATATATGGAGCTGCGGCATCTGGAAATAGCTCAGTTGCATTAGGCAGAGGTTCTAGGTCAACCGGCACTAATTCGTGTGCTTTAAATTCAGGGTTATCCACTGGAGAAAATTCATTATCTCAAGGGAATTTATCAGAACCAAGTACATTAAATAGTTCTGCATTTGGACTTGGGTCTTATACTGCATTAAATAATCAGCAATCATTAGGCAATTATACTGGTAACTATAAAGGTGATTCGCAAATGTCACGAGTTACATATCCAATAAATACTGGAAGTGTATCAAGTGGGGGAACATATACTTTTACCGGAGCTCAGTTAATTATACCTAAGAATGGAAGTTACAGTTCAGGGGTTACGCAAGCATATTTATGTAGAGCAAAATTTATATATGGAGCAAGAAATAAAAGTGGAACAGTAACGACAATAAATAACAAAGATTGTTTTACCGCAATTTATGATTTTGCAGCAAAATCAACCAATGGAATTGGCGGGGCATTAATTGGAACACCTACATTGCAAACGTCATTTTCAGATAGTAATTTATTAGGTACAACTATTTCAATAACAATTGGTTCAAGTGGTCAAATATTATATTCATTTACTCCGCCATCTTGGATAGGTGGGGGGACTATAGAATTTAGGGGGACATTACATTTAGAATTTACAGAAATAGGATTATTTTAAAATCATGGCATTAAATATAAATACAACAATCACAACTGATGAAGGCTTTAAAGTTTCAAACGCTTTTGGATATTTGAATATTTACATTTTAGCACCTCAAAGCAATTGGGTGAATTTGAACTACTATAAAAGTGAACAAGACTGGATTGACGGCAAAGCACCTTTGAATGTTTCGTCACTTCCAAACCAAGTTCAAACAGAATTAACAACTGAGGAATTTTGGGGTTCAGTTACGATGATTATTCACGAAAAATGCAAGGCTAAAATCCAAGAAGTTACGGGCAAAAATACAGTCACTATATTACAATGACACTACCAATATCCTTTGCAGAATTTAAGAAAAACCCAATAGCAGCAGTGACGTTCTGTATGCTTATAGTTGTGGGTTATTTGTACTATGATTCAGAAAACACAAAGCAAGGTATATTAAAAAAGTGCGAAAGCGATAATGAAAAAATGAGTCAGCGTATTGCAACAATGGAACGTCAACAAAAGCAAAGCGATAGTTTATTGGCGGTCTATTCATACGAAATTAAATTTTATTTGAATGCCATTGAAGGGTATTCGCAAACTATACAAAAATGAGAAACGAGCAAATCGATACAGCGACGGGGCTAGCAACGGCATCAATGATCTCAGCGGCTACACATTACGCTACTTTATACCAACCTATTATCTCGGCTTTGGCTGGATCCATTGCAATACTTTCGGGGATAGCTGGGTTAATATATTATATTATAAAAATTCATAAGCAATTAAAAAAATGAAAATATTTGAAGCGTTTAAAGGGGATAAAGGGGAATTTAGTTCTAAGCGTGTAATTGGAATTATTGGGGCTTTGGTTTTAATGGGCTCAATGATTTACCACAACACAGATAAGCTCATTGAAGCTGTTGAATACATAACAATATTTACACTGGGATTCACCACAATAGATAAGTTTAGCAATGGCAAAAGCAACAACAACGAACAACCATAAACGCAAACCTAAAAAGAAATTAGGAAGGCATAAAAAACACTTGAATAAACATGAGTGTAAAAAACAATATAATCGACAAGGATAATGAACATTAAACAAATAGCGTTTACAGACTACTATAAGGAAGTGACGCCAAAGAAACAAATCTACTTACATCATACGGCTGGAAGTGGTAAAGGAGACAATGTATTTGCAACTTGGGAACGCGATAAACAAGGTCGCATCGGTACTTGTGTTGTTATAGGACCAGACGGCACAATATTTCAGGGTTTCAAATCTGAATTTTGGGCGTATCACTTAGGGCTTTCGGCTGATCCTTTCCGGGCGAACGGTTTACCTTACCAACATTTAGATAAAATTTCTATTGGTATTGAGATTGTCAATTGGGGCTATCTAACAAAAAAAGGTGATAAATTCTATTCGTATGCTGGCACTGAGGTTCCCAAAGAACAAGTTTGCGCACTTGATAAACCTTTCAAAGGTCAAAAGTATTACCAAGATTACACCGACGAACAAATAAAAGCAACAATTGAATTATTGAAGCTATGGGCATCAAAGTACAATATTGATATAAAGTACAATGAAGATATTTGGAACGTCACCAAAAGGGCATTAAAAGGCGAAAACGGGGTATTCACTCACAATAGTGTACGTTCCGACAAATCAGATGTTTATCCAAATCCTAAACTTATTGCAGCGTTAAAAGAACTTTAACGTTCATTCACTCAATAAAAGTACCCATTCACAAAAAAAAGTGGGTATTTTTTTAATTATTTTATATTTTATATTGTAAATACAAAATATAGGTGTATATTTGCATCATACTAAAAACAAAAACAATATGAAAACTTTTAAAGTAACATCAAACAAAAGCAAACGCCACTACACTATTTATTTAAATGGTGTAAAGTATCGCACATTAACAATGTCAAAAATTGAATTTGACGAAGCATATTTTAACACATTGAACGACTGGAAAAACTATTTAAAAACGATATGAAAAAAATCATTCAACTATTCAACACCAAAGCAGAAGCCTTTGGCTGGATCATGGATGTCGTACAAGATGCGACAATCGGAGACGTTAACACAGAAGCTACACATTTAATGCAAAGTTGTATTATGTGCGAAACTGAGGAAGTTATTTACATTGCAATTTACAAATAAGATGACATCCAATCTATTATTATTATTTGCAACGTTCGGCATGGTTTGCTTTATTTTTATTGGCCGTGTTATTTTGTTGGACATCATTCGCATTGGTAAAGAAAAATCCGAGGCTTCAAGATACGAGCTGCAAAATGTGAACGACATTCCTAACTGGCAACCATTAAACCCGGTTGCAAAGCGTAGTAACCAAGTGTTAAAAAAGATGTACAAAGGAAGTTTAAAGAATGATTTAGTATGAGTGAAACTATTATTACTATAATTCTTAGTTTTTGTACATCTATAATAG